TAGCGACGGGCGCAGGAAAGACTATCATGACTGCGGCTCTTAGTAAGAGCGTAGAATATTATGGTCGCAGCATCGTTATCGTGCCCAACAAGAGCCTTGTAGTTCAGACTGAAGCAGACTACATCAATCTTGGATTAGATGTAGGGGTATACTTCGGGGATAGAAAAGAATATAACAAGCAGCATACAATCTGTACTTGGCAAAGCCTCAATAACTTATTGAAGAATACTAAGGCAGGTGAGGCAGAAGTCAACATCAAAGAGTTTATTGAAGGTGTTGTCTGTGTCATGGTTGACGAAGTGCATATGGCCAAGGCTGATGCATTGAAGCAATTATTGACTGGGCCATTCAGCCAGATTCCTATTCGTTGGGGACTGACTGGCACTATACCTAAGGCTACATACGAGCAAGTAGCATTGCTTGTGAGTCTTGGTCCTGTGATCGGCAAACTCAGCGCAGCCGAGTTACAAGAGAAGGGCGTATTGGCTCAATGCCATGTGAACATCGTTCAGTTGAAAGACGGGGTCGAGTTCACGAACTACCAAAGCGAATTGAAACATTTGCTTGAAGATGAAAAACGATTAGATAAAATCGCGGAGTTGATCGATAAGATCAAAGATAGTGGTAATACACTGGTGCTAGTAGACCGTGTAAACGCAGGTCGAGAACTTATAGAAAGGTTACAAGATGCAGTATTCATCAGCGGAGAGACGAAACTCACTGAGAGAAAAGAGGAATATGATGAAGTTAAAACTAGCGATAAAAAGATTATTGTGGCGACTTATGGTGTGGCCGCTGTGGGTATTAATATCCCCCGTATTTTTAATCTGGTTCTTATTGAGCCCGGAAAGAGCTTTGTCAGGGTTATACAAAGCATTGGGCGAGGCATTAGAAAGGCGGAAGATAAGGACCATGTAGAGATTTGGGATATCACTAGCGATTGCAAATTCGCAAAGAGGCATCTCACACAACGCAAGGCATATTATAAAGAAGCAAAGTATCCATTCACATTAGAGAAACTTGACTATTAAAGAGGTCTGTAGTAAAATAACAACATGCGTATATTAACACTAGAAAATTCGTATTATAATTTAGAAACTCTTCCTGAGGAAATCGATGACTTGCGTTTCGCCATCCTCGACAATAGCAATCCTCAGAATGTAGACTATCACTATATTCCATTGATCTTCCTTGAGAGTTTCAATGCAGCGGCGCTAGTGTTACAGATAGGAGATAAGAAGGTCAAGATGCCGTTAGACTGGCAGATTCTCATCGGCGAAAAGGATCACGGTGACTTAGAGACATTACCATTGAGCAGCCTCAATGATCGAGGCTTTAGCGCATTTCAATTTAACCCATTGAGTTCTTTCAGTCCTAGTTTCTTGCCTATTGAGATCGTAGACATATACCATGATGTAACCTGGTATGCTCCTCGATTACGCAACGGACAATTCTTATGTGTACCTATCGATGACGGCCCTAAACCCCGTTGTGTATATTTCGTCAAAGAGATCAGCCGTAATTGCGAGATCGTAGATTACAATCAAGTATTTTGAAAGGACAAAAAATGAAATGGTTTGATAAATGGTTTGCTAAAAAGTGTAAACAAGCATGGGATAGTGGCAATGAAATTATGAAAGAACCAGACATTATACCCGTTACAAAAAGCAATCGTATAGATAGTGAAAGAACTATGACACTCAATGTTACCAAAGCAAATGGTGGTTGGGTCATTGAGCATCGTCAATATGACAGACATAAAGACCGTAGTAACAATAGCGTACATATCATTACCGATGACAAGGATCTTGGCGACGAGATCGGCAAGATCATTACTTTTGAGAGTTTGTACAAGTGAAGTATGGAATCAAAGTTCCTATAGCACTTGATAATCACGGTGAATATACCGATTGGTTATGGATGACGATCGGCGATAGTAAATTTCAACTTGAACCAATGTTATTTGAAGATAGGAAACTTGCAGAAGAATATGCCTTGAAAGTATGGGGCAATAATGCTATAGTAGAAGAGTATGGCGAAACAGACAACTCCATCTGATGAAAAATTTACAGACATGGACTTTGACATGTTCGAAGCCCTTGCCGCATTGGATAAAAAAGATTATGGTTATTATGATCGTTTGACTGAAGAGCAAAAGAAGAAATTCGTTCCTTTCATGTTGATCAATTGGCTTAGCGCCATAAAAGGAAAGACTGAATTGCAACAGTTCTATGTACTCAGCACTAACGAGTTTGCTAACAAATATATGTTTAATGAGAATGTTCAGAAGCATCCAAAGTTGCAATGGTTGATGTTATGTACTAGTGGATTCGGTAGCAAGCAGTTTCATCAGTGGATCCCACAGATCAAGCAGAATGTAGGTAAATTGAAGGAGAAAGCATCTGCGAAGGATATCAAAGAGTATTATAAAAAGATTTATCCTAAGAGCGATGATGATACATTAACAGAGTTTAGCAAGTTGTATACAGATCAGCAGCACAAGAAGGTATATCTTGCACAGAAGTTTCCTGAATTAAAGGTAGATGATATTGAAGCACTTAGTAATTTTGTCACAGACGATGAAATCAAAGAATACGAAAAACAACACGGCAACTGATCACAAGTGTGATTTTTGTGGTAGCACTTTCATGCGTGAGAGTACTATGCTCAAGCATTTATGTGAGACAAAGCGCCGTTATAATGATCGTGACAAGATAGGTAATCGCATAGGATTCAGTGCTTGGGCGCAGTTCTATACTAAGCATAGCCGCAAAGCAAAGAAAGACTATATGGACTTTGCTAAGAGCGCATATTATACAGCGTTTGTTAAGTTCGGTAATTATTGTGCTGAGGCTAATGTATTGAATCCAAGCAGATATGTTGACTGGTTATTGAAAGAACAGATCAGCATAGACACATGGAATCGTGACACTAACTATAGTAGGTTCTTGTTAGAGTATTTAAAGAGTGAGGATCCATTAGATGCTATCGCAAGAAGCATTGAGACAACCGTCATGCTCAGTGAGCAGGATAGGATACAAACTAAGGATACTTTGAGATATGGCAATCGCAACAAGATTTGCTATGAGATCACAAAAGGCAAGATCAGTCCTTGGATGTTATATCAAAGCGATAGCGGACTAGAGTTCATTGAACAACTTGACAGCACACAACAAAAGATGATACTTGAATACATCAATCCAGAACAGTGGGCTATCAAATTCAAACGCAGTAAGAACATCATACCGGAAGTGAAGCAATTACTTAAAGCGGCAGGATACTGATGATATTTCATTTTAACAAAGACAATAACTATCAATATACTATACGCATACCATGGCGACTGGGTGATACGAATGACAGTTGGAATCAAACTTGTGCATGGGCTGTAGAAAAGTTTGGTTTACCGGGTGATAAATTTATCACTCATCCAACCGCAGATTATATGGATTTCATGTTTAAAGACAAACATGACGCTATACATTTTAGCCTAGTGTGGGAATGATGAGAGATATCACGGATACGATCAATAACAAAGAAGGATATGTCTTGTTAGAAGGCATGATACCTAGAGTGTTGGTCGCAGATTTTAATGAAAAATTAAAAGATTTATATCCGGTACGAGCAGTTAGTTCAGACAAAACATATGCCGAGCGTGATGATATCAAGAATTTAAACGATATCACAGTATGGTGGAGCCAAGAAGTCAGCGAATTTCCTGAAGTCAAAAAGATACTTAAGATCGTTGACCCTGTGATCACTAGCAACTTTCCTAATCTAAGATTCTATGCTAGCGATACAGTTTTCATCAAGTCAGGTAGTAGTTGGATAAATCCACATGTAGACACTCCGCATAGATTTAAGAAGTATAACTTTGATAAGAGATTGCTAGGTATACAGTGCATAATAAGTCTAGTCGATACTACTAGCGAAAATGGTAGCACGGGTCTTGTACCATACAGTCAGAAAAGAGACTTTGATATAGACAAGTGCTATAATGGTATATACAATCGCTGGTTCATGGAAAACATGAAGCAACATCATATGCCCAAAGGTACTGTGTTATTCTATAACTGTAGGGTCTTGCACAGCAGCATGCCTAATAATGGTAACCTCGAACGCCCCGCATTGTTGCTAAATTACCTTGACCATAGTATAATTGAAGAAGTATCAAAGATCGACAATATTTGGTCAAGCAATGGTAGAAGTTCCTAAAGATTTTCAAGATTTTGACGATGACGATCCAGATATCGATAAGAGATTGTCTCGCTGGAAGTATTGGCAAAATCTAAAGAACCTCAAATTAGAGTTCTATGAAGAGACACATAGTAGAGATCATAGGGAATATATTACTTGGCTTGAAAACAAATATGGATTCAGACCTATCGAAACTAATGAAGGTATGATGACTGACGATTACAAAGTAGTTGACGAAGAGAAATTTATAGTGTATATTTTAAAACATGGCAAATAACTTTCCTTTTGAGTTTGAACCTATTATTGAATATGTAGATGTAGTTCGCAAGAATCCTAGCGATACTAGAAAAGTTCATTTCAAAGTCAAAGGTGACAAATACGAAGTGATAAAGTGGTGCCGTAGAAATTTTGGTGATAGGGGAGATGGTTGGGACTTTAGTGGCAACAAAGATTTGGAAGTCACTATTTGGTCCAGCAAGTTGGTAACAATGTGGGAACTATGGCGTAACTGATATGGCAAATGATATAATGATCGATATGGAGACACTTGACACAAGTCCTTATTGTGTCATACTTACTATTGGTGTCGTTCGTTTCGATCCTTATGGCGACGGTGTAGTACAGAAACTTGAATTGCGTCCTACTATAGAAGAGCAGACAGAAGTATTCAACCGTGTCATCAATGATGATACGATTCGCTGGTGGGGTGAGCAAAGTCCCGAAG